CAACAAATGGATAATAATTATGGATAAGTTTATTAAAGACATTCAGAAGATTATTTCTGATTTTAAATCACCTTCTAAAACGAAAAGAGATAGTTTTATTGTTTGCACTGAATGCGATTTATATCGCTATTATGGTATATCTGAAGTTGTTGAAGAACTTAGTAAAGCTCTTTTAAGTTATACAAAACGTCTTTGTGATGATACGATACCTCGTAATAAGGAGATTTCCCCTTTTCAATTTGAGCGTATAATGTCTATGATTGACATTGCAGAAGAACGTCGGAGTATTATTTCGCAGCTTTCTGTTCGTTCTCATACTGTCGATTACTTCCGTGGATATATTTCTGCCGTTGAATGCATTATGGACATTTTAAACATTGAAAAGAAATGAATCAATTTTTATCCATATGTAAGCTTTATTCAGATAGCATCGACCTCTCCCAGAGGTTCGATGCTCTGGATATAGCGACTTTGCAGCAGATACATGGCGTCATTGATATGCTTGACGGCGTTATTAACAATTGTAAATCATTAACTTCGAAACTTTCATATTATGCAGAAGATTATTGACTTCCTCAAAAAGTACGGCTGGAAAGGTCTAGTTGTTCTCATTTTGGGCGCATGTTGCGCGTTCTTGTTAACAACTGCAAATTCGTGCAGTGCTATCCGTGCTGGATATGAGCGCACGCGTTATATAGAGTCCGTTGATTCTACGTACATTCATTATAGGCCTAGCGCCCAAAATGTTGAACTAGACCGCGTGACGCGCGCGCGTGTTACACGTGTGCGTGACGTGCGCGTACGTTCCAATTAGTAGTTCTTTGTACGGCGTTTCATTGTCACCTGATAGGCACTTTGAGCGTCATGCGCGTAACGTTGTCAAGGCCGCGCAGCGCTTGTTATAGCCTTGACAACCAGTGGAGCGCATAGCATCTTTGTGCCTAGCAGGTGACAATGAAGCGACCTTCATGCGAGTCAATAATCGAATGCTCTATTCGAGTACAGGAGAAGTTGTCACTTTCCCTTGTTGTAATTGCGTTGAGAGCATACACTAGCATAAAAATTAAACTCATGAAAAACTTCCGTGGTTATGGCCCCGCGGCCAAAGGAGCAGTGCTCCTTTTAGAGCGGTAAAACAAAGAATTCCTATGTGTATTAGTCCAATCACAATGCGCCATTTTAGTACAGGAGAAGTTGTTACTTTCCCCTGCGGTAAGTGTGTTGAATGTATTCAAAAGTACCAGAATGATTGGACATTCCGTCTTGAGCAGGAATTCCGTGAATGGAAGTATGCTTATTTTATTACAATGACTTATGACAATAATCATATTCCGTATGTTACACTTGAAACTCCCGTAGAATCCCGTGTAGTTTACGATGATGACGGTTTTACCGATTATGTTGAGGAAACGGAGCACCCTGAATACCTGGACAATATACGTAACTATTTTGTTAATATGCCAGAGAATAGGCACTTGAGGCGTTTGCGTGAGCATCTTGATGAGCATTCAGCGTATGTGTGTCCTGACAACATTGAAGTCGGTATACCAATTCCCTGTGTTTCAAAACAAGATGTTCAGAATTGGCTCAAACGTGTACGTGAGCAGTATGCATATGACCATGATGGTGAACGTCTTAAGTTTAAGTATTTTATATGCAGCGAGTATGGCCCTTCTACGTTCCGCCCTCACTATCATGCCGTTATCTTCGTCAATTTCAATGTGGCAGACTTTTCTAAATACTTCATTTCTGATTGGCAGTCCAATTATGGTAATGTTAAGTGGAAAGGTCGGCCCATTCAGTATTTTAAAAAAAACGGTGTCGGTGACGCTATGGCATACGTTGCTAAGTATTGTTCTAAGCCTTCTTTCGCAGAGAATCCCTATGTTGTCAATCATGTCATTCCGAAGTGTTTCCGTCTTATTTCCAAGAAACTCGGTTCTAACTATATGAGTGATTTGATTGAAATGATTGAGCAGTGGAATGACTTGTCTGATGGCAGACGAGAGATATCTCATAGAGAGATTCGAGAGATAAAGTCTTGGAGAGACAATGATGGTAATGTTCATTATGACCGTTTATATACACGTAAGTATTATCTCACACCTAAATTTTGTGAGTGGTTATCTCATTGTTTTACTACACTTCGTAACGGATTCCGTTACCGTATACCCCGTTATTACATTGATAAAGTATTTCCCTCTATAAAAGTTTTTGTACAGTATGTTGATAAAAAAACAAATGAACTTAAGGAACGCCTTGTTTGGCGTAAGGATGTCACGAGTCCTATATGGCGTACGTTTAAGGCTTATATGGTCAATGAGTGTACTAAGCGCTTACATGACCGTCTATTCGAGGTTGCGTCCTTCCTCTTTGGCCGAACGGATTTGGAAAGTCTCGTTGCCGCTGAGGTATGGATTCGTCAGGATGCTTTACGCCGTGCTGCGTCGAAGACGCGTAAACTATACGATTTCTACGCCAAAGGCCTCAAATATAACCTATGATGAGTTTATCGCTAAAAAGGAAAATCTATTAATTAATCGTTTATATGGCACATTTAAGTAAAATCTTTACTAGTCAAAAAGTGGACATTCCTAACCGCTCTGGTTACGACATGTCATTTGAGAATCTTCTCACCATGAAGTGCGGAACTCTTGTTCCCGTGCTTTGCGAGTTTGTCTCACCTAATGAGACGTTCAATATCGGTCACCTTTCCCAGGTTACCTTGCCCCCTATGGCAACCAACTTTTTCGGCCGCATTGATATGCGTCTTGAAGCGTTTTTCGTCCCTATGCGTACCCTTTGGGGCGGTTGGCAGAATTTCTTTACTATGCCTTTCAACAATCCTTATTCTACCCCCGTTGTCCGTCCAACTCGTCTTCCTTATGTTATTACTACTGATTGTACTAACCCCATTTTTGGTCGTGGCTCTCTCACTGATTACCTTGGTTCTAAGGTTAATATGACCTCTTGCCCCGCTGGTGGTTATTACATTCCAAATATTCTTCCTTATCTTGCTTATCATAAGATATATGATGATTGGTATCGAAGTAAGCAGATTCAGCAGCGTGTATTTGTAAATTATAATACAAGTACCACTCCTGGTTCGCCTGTTATCAATACCGTTGGTTCACTTCCTTGGTTTTCTGGTGAGATTGGTTTCAATTATCTTGAAGCGTCAAGTCCAGATCCAGATATAACAACTTTCGGTCCACTTAAACTTGCTGATGATGTTTCTATTTTTGCACTCCGTCAGCGTAATTGGGCAAAGGACTATTTTACCACTGCTGCACTTTATCCGCAGGCATCTGGTGACGTTCTTGGCTCAACCGTTGAGTTTGACACATCTGGAGATACTGGTGAGATTTCTATTTCCGCCCTCCGTCAGGCAAATGTTCTCCAACGCTGGATGGAGCGTAACAACGTTTGTGGTGAGGAGTATGCTGACCAGATTAAAGGTCACTTCGGTACAATGCCTTCTGATGCAGTCGTTAATCGTGCCATCTTCCTCGGTAGTGATATGTTCGGCATTTACAACCGTTCTGTTTATCAGCAAGGTGGTCAGTCAACTGTTGACGATTCTCGAAATCCTTTCATTGGTAACGTTGGTTCTTCTGGTGCTTCTTCGCAAGGATTTAAGGATGGTAATCTTGTTTCTGGCTTCCAGTCAACCGAGCATGGTTATCTCATGATTTTGGCATCTATTGTTCCTCACGCTTACTATTCTACTGGTATAAGGCGCCACCTTACGTATAACACTAGAGGTGATATACCAATGCCCCTTTTGCAGGGGCTTGGTGAGCAGCCTATCTATTCTTGTGAGTTGAACGGTATGCTTGGTACTGGTTTTAAAGAATCCATTTTCGGTTACCAGCAGCAGTATAGCGAGGTGAAGTATCATGATGATGAGGTACATGGTCTTTTGGTAGATGGTTCTGACCTTGAGGCTTTTGCTTTGCAGCGTTCATTCCCTACTTCTGATACACCTGACTTGTCTACTGAATTTTTGCAAATACCAGAATCTTATCTTGACCAGGTTCAGGCCGTAAGTACTTCTGTCAGTGGTTTTTCCGCTTGGCTTGATATGTATTTGAACTATAAAAAAGTGTCTCCTTTCAGTGAGTGGGTAATGCCAACTCTCGGTGACCTTAAAGACACTCATAAAGAGGATATCCCTTATCGTGGTCGAATGCTTTAATTTCACATAATTATGATACAAATTTGTAAATTTGATAAGAAAAAGGATGTCGGTAAAGTGATACCTGGACTATTTCCTAACATTGATGAACTCATTGATACACATAAGATTACTGATAATTCCGCAGAAGTCGTTTATAATGGCATTCAGGAGATTGAAAAGGTCGGTATTCGTATAAACGATGAGTTTGATGCGATTATGCTCTCTCGTGCCCTCAAAAAGGCTGGATTAGTTGCTAACCAGGGACATGGTAGTACGCAGCAGGCAGGTAGCAGCGCCCCTACTTCCGCACCTGCACAATCGTCTGAATAATTGTCAAAGGCGGCAGCCCGCTCCCGAGTCAGCTCGGGAGCAAGCCGCCTTTCTTGAGTAATTATTGCGGTTTGACAGAATCCATAAAATCAGTTAATAAAACATAATAGTTATGTCAAGTTATGCTTTTCGAAATATAAGAGGTCCAGTTACTACTATGAGTTCTCCCTCTTTACATATGCGTCCGTCTCCTGGACCAACTTTTGGTCAGAAATTACGTCATGGTCTTTCCCAGGTTGCTCCTTATGCTAGTATAATTGGCTCTATTTCGTCTGGAATGGATTTTTTCTCTGATTTGTTTAAGCCTGATTATTCCGGTACTGGTTTGACTTCCCAGGAGAAGCGTCAGGCTAAGAAACAGAGTGGTTATAGCAAGGCTCTTAAAGGTGTGAACTTTGCTTTGCAAACATTGGCTTCAATTGCATCATTTATTTGATTTGTTATGTCAAGTTATAGAAAAAAAAACAGAGATTATGCTTCCTGGTTCGATGACCCTGAATTTCAGGCGTTTGTTCGCTCTATACATGGTGGAACTGGTTCTATTCAGGATGAAGAGAATGGTGTTTTACCAGGTGGTACTGATTACGCTAATATGTTCTATCAGTACTGGATGCAGAATCAGCAGAACCAATGGCAACAGAACATGTATCGCGAAGACCGTGCCTGGCAGGAAGAAATGTATGAACGTTATCAGTCTATCGGTGGCCAGATTGACCAGATGCGTCAAAATGGTATAAACCCCGCTATGATGTATGCTAGCGGTTCAATTAATGCTCCTGCGGTACAAAGTGGCCAGACTCCTTCTTCTGGCAGTGGTGCTTCTGCTCCCTCCTCTACCCGTCCGATGTCCAATTCATTTGAGCAGTTGATGGGTGTTTTCCAAATGCTTACTGGTGTTGCTGGTACAGGTGCTTCTCTTGGTAGTTCTATTTCCCAGATGTTGCGTAACCGTGCACAGAACCAGGTATCCCGCGCTCAAGCCGATAATTATACTGCAGATACACAGTTGAAATATCAGCAGTCAGATGGTCAAATGCTTGATAATTTATCTAAGTCTATTGATTTAGAATTTAAGCGATATAATGCACAATTAGACCAGATGTACAAAGAGGAGACAATTAATAAAATTCGCGCTGAAATTTCTAACATTAAAGAGGATACGCTTTTGAAAACAAAGACAATTGAGGTTAATGGTAAGAAAATTGAACTTATGACACAACAGATTGACGAGTCCGAGCAGCGCGAGTATCTTCTTCAAATGCAGGGCATGCTGACCAGGATTAAGAAAGACCAGCAGGAACGCCTAGGCCAACTCCAGCAGGAACTCATTGCCGCACAGACAATGATGACAAATGCTCAAAGTGTTGTTGTTAAAGAGCAGCAGACAAAGGCATATGCAGAGGCGCAAATTGCCACCTTAGAATATATCAAGCAGCAAGAGTTGATGGACGGTGGATATGTTGATGAGTTGTTGAAAGAGATGAAACAAGGTCGTAAGCGTCGTAATGCTGATGCCATTATAGGTAACATTTGCAATGTGCTTAACTCCATTGCTGGATTTATTCCCACCGCTGGAGGTAGTTCTTATGGCGCTACCTCTAGTGGTAACACTTCTGTTACTTGGTAACATTTTTGTTACTTGTTGTAACTTACTGACCATCATTAAGTTAAAATATTTTTAATTTTTTTTGGTTGGTAAGTTATTTTTTTGTATCTTTGTATCAACAAATGGATAATAATTATGGATAAGTTTATTAAAGACATTCAGAAGATTATTTCTGATTTTAAATCACCTTCTAAAACGAAAAGAGATAGTTTTAT